AAGACCAATTAATTCGTAAGGCTTCAAAGATTTTGAATCTGTCCAGTCAAAGGAAGATGAGAGCACCTACTTTTAGTCAGTGTTTGTTGTGGAGCATTTGCACCAACAGCGTCTATAGCAGAACTTAACAACAGCTCAATTGATTCTGGGTCGTATCTCATTGAAGCCGCTAACCATTGCTCGCCTGTTAATTTCCCTCCATTTTTTGCAGCAGTATCTTTATTGAAGTTGGCATCCATTAAAAATGTTTCAACCAATATCTGATATTTATTTGTCACAAACTCTTTAACATGACCCATGCTTATAGGATTATTAGCAAGGATAATTGAAGCTTCTAAGTTATCACCAGAGCGATTCATTGCAGCTCCTTGATAAATGAAAGATAGAAAGTCATACTTCACAGTAGTTTCTACACCATTAACAACTTCGATAGAATCAATAGCCTCATGTTTGCCGTTCTGAAATCTATGTTCGACATTACCATTAGATTTTTTAACAGTAAGGAAAGCAGTTAAAGCAACAACAGTCATTACATTCCAATCCTTGATCTAGTACTTCTACTATTTCTTAGCGTAGATAATGTTCGTGCTTCTCCTGCTGACGCACCTTTGGATGCTGCTGAATTGATGATTTGACCAATAGCAGATTTAGGAACAAATTCTTCAGAGTTAAAGTTCAATATTGGTCCAGAGTAGTTGACAGTGGTTGACGAACCAGATGCTCCTCCAGATGAGGATGCACCTGTGCCAGGAATTACTGATTGGCCCCTAGCTCCTGCTGAATACCGTTGCATACTTGAAGCCATCTTAGATGCTGGTATGACGTACTCATCTTCTC